TTATATAGCTTTTTTTAGTTGCTTCTTTTGCTGGCATTCTTCCTCCCACTTCATTACATCAGTAGCGAGGTATCTTTTCATTGTCCCGCCTTCAGAACTTAAAGCTGGGGCTGGGAAGGGAATACCCCAAGGTGTGTTAATTTCCCACCGATTAAGTGTGCGTTTAGTAATATGAAACATCTCACACACATTGTTAGATGTCAGATATTTATCCACATTAGCCCTCCTTACTTTCCGCTTTAACTTCTAACTGGATGCCTTCATATGTGCCATCACCCCCACAATTCAGACAGTGTGTATATATGCCTAAACCATCCCCATCAGGACTAAAGTTTTCAGGTAATGAAACATCTATAAATTCAGTACCGCCAATTGGCTTCGTATGAATATGAGGGGCAAGGCCGTAATAGGGGAAAATGCATTCACCGTTCCCGTCATCACAAAAATCACATGTTTTAACTTTTAATCCACTCATCCTTTAGTTCCTCAACTCATTACGTTCTTTCTTCAATTGACGCAAAAGGTTGTGAAGGGTAACGGTTACAGCTTTATCTAAACTTTTAGTTGAATGGAATTCTGCAAGCTGAGACAGTGCTAAACCAAAAATGTGATATGCAAAAACTTTTGCAGCTTCCGGATTGTTTTTGATAAGCTCCTCAGTACTTGGACAAATGATTTCTTCAAAAATATGAAGAGCCACCTGATCCGGAGTACCTTCAATACGGCTAGGGCTCAAATTAACTTCACCAATAACTTTGCTCATTGTTGAGAATCCTCACTTAAAATTTCCCATTCACCCCAATCGCCCAAATAACCAGATTTTGAAATGCTTGTTGTAATCACTTGACCATCATCACAAGTTACTTTCATTCGATTGGCATCTATGCGAACAGCTTTATAAACAACATCCATTTGTAAATTTGCTGGTAAAGGACTTGAGCCATTTACAGATTTAATTCTTACTTCCATTTTTAAGCCCTCAAATATTCTTCTTTAGTCCACTCAACAAACTCTCTATAAAGCTGCTGGGCAGGTTTATTTAATCGGTTGTGATAGTCGATCGTTATGCGCCGCCAAGCAACTGGTACCGCATAATGCTTTGTTAGAAACATTGCTTGGTCCATGCCTTGCCGGACTATTACGTAGCCCAGCAATTGCAAGTAGTACATAAAACCAAGCATGTGTTTTTGGCTCACTTTCTTGTACTGATCTTTCATGTTAGAAACCGTCCACTAATAAATAATCAGGGGTAGATTCTTGTTGAGTAGGTGTAGGATTCTCTAATTCATAGCGGCGTTTTCTCACATACCCCATTAGCTTCGGTTGAATCTGCGGATCTCGTGCAGCCACGTCTATTTCCAAAGCATCTAGCGTTGTAAGGTCTGGTGCAGTTTGGATCTGAACCATTAAAGAGGGTGGCTCATTCGCAGATGCCTTTTCTTTTTCTAGCTCTTCAAGACGTTTGTGAGTGGCGAGAAGGATAGGCTTCATTTGTTCGTCATCCCATGTGCGGGTATAACGATAAACCGCATTTACTTCTGCAGGTGTTTTTGACTCTTTCACACGCTGTAGAAGAGTATCTAGGGTTTGCTGATATTCTGGATCTACTTTAGGCTCGTTAGTTTCTGGAACTAATAGATCCTCGGATGATGAAACATAAGGCCCCTCAGTAACAACAATTGCACTATCGAGATCCTCTTTTAAATCTTTAGTAGTCTCTTCAATTACTGTTTTTTCAGTATTAACCTGAGGTGATTTCTCAACTTCATTTTCTAAAGGCTTTTCTTCTTCAACTTCATCAGTTGGCTTGTTCAGAAGTTTGAGCATATCTTCAGCAAACTCACCACCACTGACTTTAATAATCGCGCAGCAATGAGCAAAAGCATTATCAAAACTTGAGTGGACTTGGCCATGCTGAAGCATGCGTAATTGTCCTTTTGAACCATTCCACTTAAACTGCTGCACACCTAATTCAACAGTTGGACTTGGGTAAGAGCAAGTAGAACCTTTAGCTGGCGCTTCTTTTAATGGTTCAGGTACCTCAAATTCGCCAATAAAAATAGTTCTAGGCTTTAATTGAAATTCGAATTTATCAAAAACATCAAAGCCAAAGTCATAAGGGTTAAATGGTTCCCAGCCATTACGCTCAGTATTATTTACTAAAAGTAATTCACCGTTGGCCCAAGCAAGTTTGGCTTCAGCTTTATTTAGAATTTTCATGCTGTCATCCCCGTTTTAGCTAATGTTTCAATGTCTTGTTTAACTGCTGGTAGTTTTGCTGCTTCAATTTGGATCAGGGCATCTATGCCGAAGTGCTCACAAACTGTTTTTACATCGAGGCCACGTTCAGCAATAAAGTTTTGAAGTTCATCTCTTTGTTGATCTGAGATACCGTTAAATTCTGGTGGACTAATCCAAGTGCCACGTTGCTTATCAAACGTGCAATTCAATGCTTTAGCTCTCATTAACATTGCTTGTCGCATGTTCTGGTAATACATGTGTTCTTTATCAAGCGACTCAGTTAATTGATTAAGGTCACCTGCATGCTCAGCTTCTTCACAGCTTTGTTTCCAGTTTTCTAGCTCTTCTTGGGCTTTAGCTGCTGCAAGTTGTGCAGGCGTTAAGGTGTTAATGTGATCTTTAGCTTGAGTAATCAGGTCAGCCAAGAAAGTAGGGTGTGCTTTAAGATCAGGTACCCATACTTCACCGGTTTCACCGCCTAAAGCACCAGAGTTTTTCGCATGATGTGTAGGCGAAGGTTTGAAATTAATAACGCGGGCATTTTTACCTTCACCAGTAGTAACAGTTGTTAGATAACCCATGACATCTGCGATACGGTAAAGCTCGTTGCGGTTTTTACCACCTAGATCTGGTCGGTAAATAATTTGATCACCGTTTTGATCTTCTGATGCGTGTGCAATGAAAACAACATCTTTACCTAAACTGATCAAAGTATTGATGTATTGCTTGAACGTTTGGTTCGCTAAACCTTGAGCCTTTAACTTTAAAGAACCATCTTTTTGACGGTTATTTGCCGTAAGTAACAGGTGGGTTTTAATGCATTCAAGCATTGCACCCACGGTATCAATGACTACGGTTTTATATGGTGCTAAGTCCTGCGGAGTAAGGTTTGCAACATCACTCCATTGTTGAACCTGTACAACCGCACCACGACGTAATTCACCAGTACGGTGAGCACCACGGTCAAAGTCAAAAGAAATTGCTTTTTCCGCAGTAAAGCCCATCGATGATTTACCTAAACCCGGATCAGCGTATAGGTACACAATAATTGCTTGAACCAATAAAGTTTGGTCAGCAGTAATAATCGGTAACGCCATTTTTCTTATCCTCATCTTGAGCCAGTGAAGCCGCGCTTAGTTTTATAAGCTTTGCGGTCATAGGTAGGGATGTTTGTTTCACGCAGTTTTATAGCGAGCTGCTTTCTGCGCTGAAAATCGATTTCTTGGGGGAGTTCATTCCAAACTTTTGGATAAGAAGTTTGGAACCTGAACACATTTAAAGGCGTCTTAACTCCGTCTTTAACTTTGTAAAGAACTGAGCCATTAGCATTAGATGCGTACACTTGCCAGCCAATGCGAACTGAATACAGCCCTTTATCATCACGGCCTAAAAATGACTTGTAGCCGTCAGGATGTTTTTTGAAATTAGACATGTTCAGCTTCCTTACATTCACATGTACCAACAAAGGCATAGGTAAGCGGGCTTGGAGCATCAACTGGAGAAACATCCTTAATATTTAAAGGAATAATTTCTTTTCGATATTTAACTAAAACCACATCACCTTCACGGCAATCGACAATTCCTTCTCTTGAAGAAAAATGAGCAGATTTAGAAGATTGGGTTACTCTGCAAAATGAAACCTCATCACCAGCTTTGATTTTTGAACGGTCAACAGGAATCATCTTCTTGCAAGTAGGGCAGTTGTAATCTTTCATTAAGCTGCCTCCAACCATTTATTACGGTCGATATAGCCCGCTAATAAAATATTTATGTTTTTATGGTCGTCATGATTGGTGAAATCATTCCAAGGTTTGCCGCTTAAGTCAGTTACTGACTCAATAGCAAGGTTAGTAATTTCAGCCGCTGTAAAGTCAGATCCAGCTACACCGTAGTTATCTGCTACACCGTCAAAATCGAAGCTCACGTTTAATTTGAAGCCGTCAATGCGGATAACTGCTTCACCAGATTTTTCTCCAGTTTTCTTAACAGCCAGAAGTTCATATTCAGAAGCAACGACTTGCTCGCTTTCATATGAGTAATTAGAAGGGACGCTAGAATTAGCAGTTCGATATTCACAAGAACTCAAGGCTACAAGTACAGCAATTGCTGTAACTCCAGTTACCTTATGCTTGTTTGAAAAGGTTTTTACGTTCAT